GTTCCACACGACCAACAAGATTCAAGGGCTCAGCCCGACCGAGAAACTCGTCGAGAAGGCGAGTGCCCTGTTCCTCACCGACCGCGATACGCCCTTCATTGGCGAGTTCGTCCGAGCGGTGGTGGACATGGCCGGAGGAGTGAAGAACGAGCAGCGCAAACTGCAGAGCTGGTGGACGCACAAAGACTTCAACGACGTGCAGTTCAACAATGAGTACCAAACGTGGATGACGGATTACGTCGTCGCCACGTTCGGCGACTGGGACGTCGAGGCGTGGAGTGGCTGGATCAACAGCTGCGAAACGCTCGAGGACTTCCTCACGCCGCCGCTCATGGTGTCCAACGACATCGCCGAGATCAGCGCAGACGAACCAAGCATGGTGAACGGAGAAGAGGTGGCGGTCATCCGCGCCCCAAAGCCGACACCGCGCATCGTCCTCGTAGGTGCGAAATCGCCAGACAAGCCGTCGACCCAGATGGCGAAGGCAGCGTACCAGGACACAAAGTTCCCAACACTCACACTCGTCGACGGGTCATGGAAGACGTGCGACCCTGCGCAACTGTTCGACAAGCTCGACGCGCACCACGTCGGAGTCCATGCGCTGAAGTACCGTTCCGTCCCTGGACCGGTGAAGGACGCAGAACTTCTGGCGATGATCGACGGCTATGTCGTCGTCGTCCAGACACCCGCACTGCAGGCCGAGTACCTCAAGTCTCTCCGCCTGGCGGCCACAGCCGCGAAGCAGCCTGTGGCACGCGCACGGCCCGCCAAAGCGCCCCGACCTAAATCCAAGAACCAACGGAAGAAGGCGGCGCGCAAGGCCGTGAAGTGAGTGCCCTAGGGGGGGCACGGGTACGTGACGGGTCCGCTTCGGGGCCCGTTCAGTTAAACTTATACGTTTAAGTTTTCACGTACCCGCAAGAAAACTGACAATCTCAAACTTCGACATGCCAACTCGATCGAACAAGCGAAAGCGCGATGCAAAGCAGCGGAAACCACGGAAACGCGTCAAGCGACAGCAGCCCCCGAAGCCCGCGGTGCACCTTTCCCGGTGCACTGCAGACTACTTGCGAGCCGTCGTTGACCCGTTCAACCAGCTCAACGAGCCCCCGTGCGTTCCTGACAGCATCAGCATCCCTTCGTTCAAGTCACGGATCATTTCTCGCGGAACCTTTGGCACCGGTACGACCGGCCATGGAGTCATTCTCTGCGGGCCGTATGCCCCGTCCACGGACGGAGTCGCAGTGTACTGCACCCAGGCGACCAGCGTCGGCCTATACGCAACCTCGTTTGACAGTTACACCAACACTGCCAACCACACGTGGCGCGGCGCAGTGGACAATAACGCTGGACTCAACGACAATGACACGTCTTGGCGTCCTGTTGCTGTCGCTCTGCGCATTAAGTACACTGGCCCGCGTGAGATGGCCGCCGGACTGATTCATACGCTGAACAGCCCGACGAACACGCACATGGGTGGAGAATCCCTATCCACTCGTGGCTTCAGCAGCATGACGACGCGCGCGGTGGGCACCAACTGGCACACAGTTCTGTGGGCCCCGAAGACCCCCGCGGACATCGCGTACTTCGACGACGTCACCACAGCGAAACCGCTTGGTTTCTGCATTGAGGGTACCTACGACGGCACCGGCTTGGCCGGCAAGCCCGCACTGTTCGTTTTTGAGGCCATTGGTTTCTACGAATTTGTTGGCGAGAACCTCGTGGGCACGACACCCAGCAGCGCCGATGCAGCAGGATTCGCTGCAGTACAATCGGTGACAGCAGGCACGGGCACAACGCCGCGCCTGCCAGACGCAGTCAAGTCAGTGAAGGAAGCACTGATTAGTGGTGCATCTTATGCGATCGACAACCCTGGCAAGACCCTGGCGT